TTGATGTCAGCATAGGTAGTCTTTGGAGTCGTAGTACCTGACTCATAGAAGTACAGCTTGCCTTCTACTAAAGGGTCGCCAGCGTCATCTAAGTATTGGTCAAAATCGCCGAATCGTGCCATTATTGTTCACCTGTTATTTGAGTGGCTGCGCCTGCGCCAGCCGAACGAGTTGCTACACTTCCAGCAGGAGATGGCAGTTGCGCCTGTGCGGTTTGCTGCATTTGTCGCTGAATAGAACGAGCTGGAGTTAATGTGGCAGTCACATCAATATTTTGCTTAACACCTTGAACAAAGTCGCTAAAGAGCGGAATAGAGAATCTGCTAACCCTTTCCTCTAACGCCTTAATTGCTTGTCCACTTGGGCCTTTACCTAAAGCCGTGCCTCTTACTGGTTCTCTTAATCTTGCGACCTTCAAGATGTCATCTAAAAACTTTAACTCTTCTTTTGTAAAAAGAGCTTCTAGCTTTGGACGGCCTATTTTATCTAATGCTTTTTGCAGCTTGTCTCTGCTTAGAGCCTGAATCCCTTGAGCGTCCATAGGCCCAATAAATGAGGCATCTTTAATCCAGTTTAATGCGTCTTTACGCAATGTAGACCAAGCATTAGCCCCAGACTTTATCTGTCCTTCTGATCCTGCAAGAAGGTAATTTTTCAATTCAAGCAAATCATCAGCTTTAACAGTGTTCGATAACACGGCCTTATTAAATACATCATCTGGCTTGATTTTGTTTTCTAGAATGTCAGAAATAATGCTCTTGTCATTCTTATCAAATTTATTTCTAGCCTGCTTGCTCATACCTTTATGAAAGTCAGTCTTGGCTTTTCTTGCTTGTTCAAAAAAATCTTGACCAGCAGAGCGAGTCACATCATCGTCTATCGAGTTCTTCAGCCGCCTTGCAATAACTTTGCCTTGTGTATTCAAGTTAGGCAAAAGCTGATTAATGTACTGTCTAATCTTTTCGGCTTGCTTTACAGTAACAAGCTCTGGCTTCTTGAGATTAATACCTTGATCTTTAGCATAGCCACGAACAGCTTTGACAAAACCATTAGTTAATCTGTCTTCTGGGGTTGCCCTTCGCACTGACCCTGCAAAGCCTCTTAGATCAACAACAGGAGTGCTAGGCAGAGAAGCATCTATAGTTTGGTATAGTTTAGATATTTCTGAATCTAAAGCGACAGCCTTGTTTGTAATTGCATCAGTAATGGCAGAACCTGTCGTGCCTATATCACCATCAGCGCCACGGATACGGACATCAAACGCATCTGATAATACAGCTTCTTGCTCTTCTAAAGCACCTCTAACCCCTGTGCTAGTTTTAGCAAGCTCCTGCTGAGTCTGAAAATCTGAAGGGTCTCTGGTTACTTGTGCGCGTGTAGGCTTTAAGCCCATTCCAGATAAAGTATTATATCTTTCAGCTTGCTCTGCGGTAAGTTTGCCAGCTTTTGATAATTCGCTTAAAGACTCTACGGCAGTATCTGCTTGCTGCCCAGTGGCTGATTCAGCGACTTCTAATATCTCATCTGCTACAGCCACCTCAACATCTTTAGGCGTAACGCCAGCATTCTTCATATTGGTAATTGCTTCGTCTGTAAATTGACCAGACTCATTCATTACAGGCTTGGTTACCGACTTATTAGCAAGTTTGCTATAAATTTTAGAGCCAGCAGAAAATAATCCTCTGCCAAGCACATCACCAAGAACAGCTAAGGTTGGAACAGTAAATAAGCGTGAAGCATCTGCTTCCTCTCCCCTCATAGCTTTTCCTGTTTCTTGTGTAGCAGCTTGCCCCAACCCAACAAGACCTTGTGCAGCAGTTTGCACTAAAGGTCTAGCTGCTTGCGTTATAGAGCCTGCTGATAAATATGGCGCTACTTCTTCCACAACGCCCATTGTGCCGCTTATTGCTCTTGGAATATCTTGCAGAGTGAAAGATGGAGTATTTATGTATGCTCGGCTTCCAGTGCTAGGTGATGCAATTACTGCGTTGCCATACTTGTCTGATTCAAGCACTGCATCTGAGTATTCAGAAAATAACGGCAATGCCTCATCAGTTGCCATTCCTCTAACTTGCGCTAAAGCTTCTTGTGGGTCTGATGAAAGATTAAGAGAAGCAGGGAATTCACCAATATCTTCACGCTGTGGAGACACAGTGCGTTGGATAATATTTCTATTATCTTCAATTAAGCCGCTTTTACGAGCAGCGTCAAGTAATCGAACGCCTTTTTCCGTAAGCTCTGACTCGCGGCCCTCATCTACAATATTTTGTAGACCTTGTAATATCTCATCTCTACTAGCCATATTACCCGCCGTTTAGTAAGCCTTCATTTCTCAATGCTTCATCAAATACTGTGGTGCTTCGCCAATCGCCTGTGCGTGTAGAAGGTCTGCTGACAGCGCTAAGATCGACCTCTTTAGCTAATAAGCCTTTTTCTAAGTTATCAATAATGGTATTGAGCTGCTGAGTAAATGCAGCCTCCCCAACGCCAGTATCAAGACCAGAAGCAGCCTTTGACAAAAGAGCCAAATCTGACTCACTTAAAACGCCTGTCATTCTACCAAGATTTCCCAAGGTTAAGAGGCTTTGCAAGTAATCTAGCTTAGACTCAAACTCTACAGTGTCTTCACTAATAGACGGTAATCGTGAAGATATAGGGCCGACGGCACCTTTTAGTCCTGCTTTATTATCACGAAGCTCTTTTGCAATCATGTATGCAGTCTTGGCTTCATTAACAATCATTTGCTCTTGATCAGTAAGAGCTTGTTGTTCTCGGTCGAATTCAGTTGCTTTTCTTTCTCTGTCTGCTTTTTCGGCTTCTGCAATCATTTTGTCAGCAGGGCTTAGTCCAGCCAGATAGGCTTCCTCAGGTGTTGGCTCAGCAGCGCCTGTTCGAGATGGCTGTGCTTGCATAGTCGGCTGTGTTGACTCAGCCATGCCTGCCTGACTTTCCTCATATACAGTTCTTCCTGTATCCCTGTAACGAGTAACGCCCATACGGTCTTGATATGTTTGTCGTGTTTCAGGCTTTGTCGGCTCAACATTGCTATATATGACTTGATTATCTGGCCCAAGCAATACTTCACCTTTACCAACCGTAACATTAGGTTTAATTGCTGGCTTAGGTATAACTCCATACAATTGACCTACAGAATAAGACGTATCAAGCTGATTCTTTAGCTGTTGAATAGCAGAAGTATCACCTGCTCTAGCTGCGTCAGCTAACTGAAGCATCTGCTGAGAGTCACGAGTATTAACGCCCATAGGAGTTAGAATCTCTAACCTGTCTCTAGCTATATCTGCGATAGCTCCAAAGTCACCTGCGTCAAAATACTGCTTAGCGACAGCGACATCTTGGAAGAAAGTCTTTTTACGGGCCTCCTCACGCTTTGCATCAGCATCCTGACGCGCCGTGTCCATGTCAGCCATTTTCATCTTATACAGGTCTTCTTGCTGCATACGCTGCTGGAACTGAGGTATCTCGTTTTTAAACGCTGCGCCTATTCCTGATAACGCTCTTGCTACGTCAACCATTATCCTAGCTCCGCAATTGGCGTTGAATACAATGTGGGATTGTAGTTCATTGTCGATTGTTGGTTGGGGTTAAAATACCCTTGAGGAAAGTAACCACCAATGTTCATGTTCGTGCCATAGCCACTTGGTTGTTGATTAGTGTTTTGATTACCAAACAAGCTATATCCAGCAGCGGCTGCTTGTGCTGCATTGCCTACTTGAGTTCCATAATCAGGTACAAACGCAGGAACATTACCTAGTCCGACCATTGCGCTACCTGTGCCTGTCAGCATATTAGCCTGATTACCGCTGTAACCTTGTTGCGCTTGTGCCTCGGCAGTGGCTGCGTTGTTTGTCAGGCTGTTAATGTAGTTCATTTGGCCCTGAGTCAAGTTGGCAAGGTTAGTGGCTTGGCCTTGTTGAATGCCACCGAGTAACTGAGCAACAGAGCCTGCTTGATTAGCTAAGTCTCTTCCAGCCTGTGTTCTGCCACTCGCCAAGTTAATGCCAAGATTCGAAATGGTACTAGCAGCAGGTAATCCGGTGCTGAGGTTGTAACCAGCTAACTGACTGCCTAGATTAGCCCTAGTGTTTAATTGATTAGCTCCGTAACCTTCTGCGAGTCTGGCTAGGTTGCTTCCTTGGTTCAGGTAGGCATCTAACCCAGCAGTGCCTTGAAGCTGTGCAATATTAGCAAGATTAGAACCTTGGTTCTGGTACAAGTTAGATTGATTAGCGCCTAACTGAGACGCAATGTTAGCCAAGTTTGTGCCACCTGTAGTGGCAACATTTGACGCATTGGTAGCAGCGTTAAAACCTTGTCCTGACAATGCGCCTAGATTCTCTATCTGCTGTTGCAGTCCTTGTGCGGCTAGACCCTGCCCAAAGCGTTGCAATTCTCTTTGAACATTGCCACCGCCCAGACCACCAGTAGCTGCTGCACCAGAAAGATTGGCCCTCATGCCTTGTTCGCGCAAGAACGCCATCTGTGGAGATTCTTGGTACGCTTGGTTGAATGCCTCCTGACCTAACGCGCCTGACAGAGCAAGCTGCTGCTGTAAGGCCGTAGTGCCTGCTTGAGCGTAAGGATCAAACATCGCCTCAGCTCTACCAAAAGCGTCTGTAATATCGCCTCTGGCTTGAGTAGCGCCTGTTTGCAGAGCGTTTAACGCATCTGTTGTACCGCCAGTAATATCAGTTCTGGCTTGACCTAAACCTGCGCCTAAAGCCTCTAAGCCTTGAGTAGTGCCTTGGGTAATGTCTGATCTTGACTGCTGGTACGCTCCTATTAGTTCATCCAAGCCTTGATTGGTCATGCCGAGCATATCGGCTCTACCAGCTTGGTTGATCTGGTTGAGAAGGTTTAAAGCGTCACTAGCACTACCTGTTAAAGCTGTTTCTGCTCCAGCTAGACCTGTTGGGATATCGTCCCCATTACGACCATAGGTTAAGTCTAAGTTGGTAGTCGCGTTGGCGAGATTTATCTCTTCCATCACCCGTATGACATCAGATTCTGGAACACCAAACTGCCTAGCCGCTTGGGCTACGGTCATATTGCCAGAATCTATTGCAGCCTTGACCTGCATAGCGTCTTCCATGCTGTAGTCTTGGTCTGCTGCAATGTTACTAACAAATGAACTAGCTAACTGGTCTGGCGTGTAATTGGCAGTTTGAGAAAGATAGTTTGTCACATCAGAAACAGGCGCATCAAAATACTGTGCGACTTGATCTGAGGTGGCAACACCAGATGAAATCATTGATTCAAGTTTATTGACTTGCTCTGGGGTAAATGACCCTTCGGCATAAACAGACTTAGGAACGCCAGACACAACCTCCATGACATAACTTGGATCGACTTGGAAGTGACTAGACACATCAGAGATATTCACCTGACCTGTGTTGATTAGATCAGTCACAGTCTGCACTTGTTCTGGTGTGTAAGTTCCAGTAGGAGGGATAGCCTGTATCGCTGCTTTAGCTGCTTGATTGTTGATGTTTTGAATAGACGGATTTTCCGTACCCATCAAAACAGGGGGCAGTTGGTCGGCTATCCCAAGATCAGTGGCTGCTTGCGATATCATCTCTGGGGCAACACCAAAGAACTCGCCCATCTGTTCCCTTGAAATTCCCTGCTGGACAGCTTGGTCAAACGCTTGTTTTTGCAAGTCAGCAGGAATGGGCTGCCCTTGGTCAATAAGGTCTTTGACTTGTCTCGCGTAATTTGTTGGTTCTGGTGAAGCCATGTCTATATTCCCTACGGATTTGGGCCACTAATTGCTTTTTGGACTTGATCGGCTGTGACTAATTGAGCCGCCTGAGATTGTGGTGCGGCTTCGCTTTTAGCAGGCTGGCCGCTCCATGTCCTCTTGCCTTGCTCAATCTCATACTTACCAATATTGTCGTAATGCCATCTACCGTAAGACTGAATGTCTTTGTAGTTGGGATTATTGGGGTCGCCTGCTCTAAGTTCTGGTAGCTGTCTCAGGTAATCTTCTTCAATATCTTTGTTTTCATCAAGGTAAGATTGAATATCAGCCTGAGTAGTCGTGAATGTATTCTTAATTGGCTCAATGGCTTTAAAATCTAAGCCTTGCGGTTGTGTTAGCCCAGATAACGCAGAGTAATCCATCTGCGGAGACATAGCCTGCAAAGTGCTGTAATCCATGTCTTTACCAAGAATAGCGTTGCGCTGAAGCTGTAGGCCAGCTAACAGAGCATTTTGGTTCATCATGCCGCCTTGGTTGATCATCTCAGCGGTAGGTTGGAATGTTTGACCAGCTAACCCAAGACCTTGGTTCATTGCCTGCTGACGCACCGCTTGGGCATTTTGGTATCCAACAGGCAATTGCTCCATTGCTGCTTTTGCATACTGCTGAGTCAAGGCTTTATCTTGCGCGTTCTGCGCCTGAGCTTGCTCTGCAATTTTTCTGTTAGTTCTATTGCTCATGGCTGAACCAGCAAGACTAGCTCCACCCAATAATAAAGCTCCACCTACTGCGAATGCCATTATTCTTTCTCCAATAACTGTTCGGGGCTTAACCCCATTTGAATATCTAATAAATCGTAAGTTGGGATAACGTACTCTTGTTCAACCAAATCAACATCTGGCTCTTTATCCCACGGTAAGACATTAATCCATACCGCATCTTCGACTGCGTAAATAGCTTTCTTTACAAGCTCATTAGATACAAACGTATAAGGAGCTTCTATCTCAATTCTGCCTTGATCCGTTACAGCGATGACTTTCCCGTGAGAAAGAATATTCACATTAGAATACTTGTGAATAGCGCCAGTAATGACCACTCCTTGAGGAATGTGTAACTCTCTGGTGTATAGGCCGTAAGAGAAATAATGATTGCATTCTAGCGTTGTGACATCAATGCTGTTATCACTAGCAGCCATAGCGCCTTCAAGGGCTTCCATTCTTTCTCTATGGTCTTGATCTATAACTGCTTGCACAATAAATTAGCCTTATTGAATTTGGTTAATTTTACCACACTTATACCGCAATCCAGCCCTTAGACGTATCGCCTGCAATTGATGGCTGCATCTTTCTGTACTCTATAGAACCACTAACACCAGTGGAGTCTATGTATAAACTGTACTGCCTAGCCTCTACCACGCCTTCTGGCGACCCCACCCCTATAATTGGGATGCTGAGACTAGCATCTTGCGTAAACTGTCTAAATGGCTGCTCCATAGTCCCATCTGCTTGTACGATGGGTTGAGCTGCGTTGAGTCTTGGGCTTGTCACTTATCTCCACCAATAATGTTTGCAGTTAGCTGAATAATCACAGGTTTTACTGCATCAGTTAAAGTGAATCGGAATATCTCAAACCTTGCTGCCCTGCCGTTCCTTCTCCAGATAGCCCTTCTTGTGTATTCACCAATCTTACCGATAGACCGAGCAATAGGGCCGCTCCAAGTCTTTCCGTCCTTTGATCGTTCAAGGACTATCTGAGGGTCAACCACTGCTTCATTGCCCACACCAGACTCAACAGTGAGTTCTAGTGAAGGAAAGAACACGGACTGCATATTGTTCTGGAAAGGCTGCGTAGCCACCCTTCGAACAATCGTATTTCCGTATTCTGTATAAACGTCAGGGTCTAACTCGCCTATACGACCATCAATGATGTCGCCGCAGAGAATCTTGTTATAAGCCTTGACGATTGAAGCAACCCGTAAAGCCCCTAAAGAGCCTTCTAGGAACGATTTACGCTCATGCCACCTCTGGCTTGTTGTATCGTATACAAGCGTTGTAGAAGGCAGTGAGAAGCCGATAAAGTACGCTCCTTTACTGGCATAGGCCCATGAGAAGATATTTCCCACTTGAGTATCTGTCAGAGTGGAGAGTAGCGAGTCTATAGCTGTTGTGGAGATTTTAACTGTAGAGTTGCCGTTCAACGCCCAAATAGCTGGCCCTTCATTCTCTCCACCGCCGACCCACATAAACGTGTCTTGCGCGTTTACCAATGAGTATGGAGCGTAGCAGCCTTTCTGAAGGAATAGACCTGTACGTTGGAAAGGGAAGTCAGCACCGCCTATATTCTGAAAAGCCTCAAAGGTCTGACCACCAGAGATAAACAGTTGGTTCTTGTAGACCACAGGGGCAACAATGTCATCAGGGTCGGACTCGGCAGTACCGAAGTCTAAAGCGTTGTAGCTCAAGCCGTCATTGATGGAGCTTACTATGAACTTCTTAGAATCTGTGGTGATTAAGAAGTAGCCATCTATGAACACTACGAACTGGGGGTTGCCGTTCGCAGTGAAGTCCGAATCTGTGATTTGACTAAACGTGTTTGTAACGTGGTTGTATATATAACCGTTACCATTCGGAACAAGCACCATTAACTGTGTGCCGTTATCAGCCATTGATACACGAGCAGTGCCAGTAACATCACCAATGAACGTCAAAGTGTAGTCGTCACCAGACTCATCTAAACGGTACAGCCTTTCGCCATTGACGAAGTAAGGCTTGCCAGCCATCTCATGCGACCCACGATTGACGTTATCTAGTACACCAGAGGTAGCGAGTTGAACAATGCCTTCAGTGCCGAATAGAGTCTCTTGAGACAAACCAGTACCTTGGACAATGTTTGGATACCAGTTCGTACACTCTTGAGCTGCGATAGGCAGAGAGTCTGATACATAGAAACCATTCGCTATGGGTAACTGAGTTACAGGCATCTAAGAGACTCCGAACAAACAATCCACTACTGTAATATCATTAGTGCTAGAGCCGTTTGAAACGAATATCTCCATATAATCAGATGAGGTCATTGATGCGTTATAGAACACGGATACGTTTCCGCTTGCTCCAGCGCTTACAGTTCTGGTTATTTTCGCTTCTGGAATTACCGTGCCGTTCTTCGCAAATTGAATAGTAAGAACCTGATTTGTTCCTACCGGAACCAGAGTCACCGAAGCCCTAAAAACCACCGTCTCAGTTGTCCCGCCTGTGTAAGTAAGCCTGCCTGTTGTGGATGCAGTGAAGCTTGAGTTCGTCCCCACAACCCATGTTCCGGCTACTTTTACAGGAACATTGATAGTGCTGATTACCGTGGCTGTTGTATTCCCATGCATCGTTACTTGCGCGTATATCGCCTCCGCAATAGACGATATCTCAATACCGCCAGTATTCACTGCTTGGACGCTAATCCCTGATCCAGCGACAATGCTTGCAATTGTTGGAGATGCTGCGGTTGTGTTTAACAGGATCGGCAGACCATCTGCATTAGCTGTAAAGTTGTGAGACAGAATAAGGCCGTTCTCTGCTGAGACGTTTGCCAGTACTCCAGAGCCGTTCTCAATGTTTCTGATCTTGTTTACAGAGCCATCAACATCTAGCACAGGTGCGCCAGTTACCGCTCCAGTTTGAACTATAGAGCCAGTAACACCAAGGTTAGCTACAAAGTTGTCGTAGCTGATCTTGTAGTTAGAACCATTTACAACATAATCTAAATAGCTATTGGCTAGAACCGTATTCTGTTGGACGAATTGACTCTTCTTGCGACCTTGTGCATTACCCGCCATTGGTATTGACCTCCAAACCTATTGCGCCTGTAGTCTCGGCGAGTATCTCTGCTTCTTGATCTGGGTAGAAGTGTCCACTTAATCCGTAGGACTCGTTTTCATTGCCAGAGCCGATTGGTAACGTAGCAGGCAGTTTACTGGCCCTGATACGCTGACCTATTGTCCTCATGGTCTGCATACCCTGACGCGCTGCCAGAGCTAGACCCTCTGAAACCACGCCTCCATAGTCAGGTGCGACTTCAATCGCCATGTTAGCGATTATGCCTCGTAACGCACCAGTAGGGACTGTGACTTCATCACCGAGGCTATCCACCACGGTATAACCCAAGCTAATGCCCTGAGCATCTAGCTGAGCCATGTAATTATTTAGAGCGAAGATATAGTCTTGGTATTCATCAGGCTCAAGAGGAGCCTCTGATGCTTGTACCAGTATTCGCTGAAGCGATGCTTTTGCGACTTGAGCAACAGTTGCCATTATTCATACCTTGCTGATTTAGCGCCTTTACACTTCCACCGCTTGCGGCTTAGGTTGTTTGGCGTATTAGGATCGTTCTGCTTGTCTTTAGGTAAGCCCTTCTTAATACCTAATGACCTAGCACAGTATGAGTCGCCCTTCTTTGTACCAGCGCGTACTCGTGGCCCACCATCGCTTGCTTTACCAGCTTGTCCGTAAGAAACCTTCTTACCAGACTTGGTGACTTTGACCTTAGCTTTGCCTTTGTTTGGTTTTGCCATAAAGAATCAGGGGGCCGAAGCCCCCTTCCTCAGTCAGTCGCTAGACCCCAAAGCCCTTTCCGGCAAACAAGGGGTTAAACGTGGCGTACGCCGGAAGCAAATCGAAACGAATCTTTTGAGTATTCGCGTCACCGTCTGCGTACTTAGATACTCGGATTGACATACCGTCACTTGTAGTAGCGATTGTGTCAGTTGAGTAGAGCTTAGGTAGCTTAACAGTACCCATGCCGAACGCTTGCTTCGTGTAGAAGAGGTTAGGCTGGTACAGAGTTGAAGCAGCACCAAGGATAGTTACAACCGCAGCCTGTGCAGGAGCAGCGTCTACGTTGTTGTACTGACCGTTAGCTTCGTAGATAGCCGCACCTGAAACAGTAACAGTCGCAGCGTTGCCAGCGATAGTCACATCTGCGAGTACAGTGCCTGTCCAAGGAACAACAGCGCCAGTTGCGTCAAGCATAGGCTGACGAGTAGCTACGTTGAGACGGTTAACGCCTGCGATAGTTACCATGTCACCAGCTTTGATAGTACCAGTACCCAGACCGTTCAAAGAAAGAACCTGAGTCATAGTGTCTTTAGCTGTGACGTAAGTTGCGTCAGGAGCAGTAGCCAAAGCGCCAGCACGATCAGTAGTAGAACCTGAAGTGTAGCTAGGCAGTGCGTTAGAAGTAAGCGCCATCATGCCACCGAAAGATTGGCTGATTTGTGCTTTTTCCCATGCTGTACGAACAAGGCCATCAGCCGCATTCAAACCGTTCTGAGCTGAAGACAGCGCAGTAGTAGTGAATGGGTTCATGATGTAGTACTTCTCGTCGCTCATAGGAACGCCGATTGAATCCATCAATGCACCAGCACCTGCAACGTCGCCCCAAGCATCAACAGCATTGCCGTGAGTACCATACTTGAGTGAAGCGTTCTTGTTCATGTATGAACCAAGATCAAGCTCAAGGTCAGTCACAATGCGACGCGCCATTGGCTCAAGGATTTGGTCGAGTTGGTCTAGCTCAAGAGCTTCTTCAACATTGCCCCACTCAGTAGCGGCAGTGAAGTAGTCTTGTACTGTACCAGTTGCCTTACCAGCAATGATGTCAGACTTCGTAGAAGAACTGATGTCACCGCCAGAAGTGCGGATTGAGTTATAGTCGTGAGGACGCTTGAAGTCCACGTTTGAACCCGATGAAGGGTTGAACTTGCCTGACAACAGTTGAGTGTTGACAGTCTTAGTCAGAACTCGGCTTGCCTCGAAGGCTTCTAGGAAG